TGCAGTTGCAATAACTAAGTCAAAACCCTGTGATTTGGCATGTTTGGCAACATCAACAACAGCATCAATAGCAGGGAATTGATCACACTCATCAAAACCAGATTGTGAACCATGATGACACAAAGTGGCATCAAGGTCAAACACAACACAATTAGGATTTGAGATGTTGTAGATAACTTTGGAGAAGGATTTTGTTTTTTGCATACTAGTATAATAGCACAGATTCAAGAATTTGTCAAGTGTATTGTGCCACTAATACATGTGGCACATGGTATAATCAAACAGGGAGAATAGAGAAAGAACCACAAAACTTACGAACCCACAGCAAAGTATCATAATGACTGCGAGGATTGCTCATCACCATGCTAGTGTTGTTTCTAGGATTGTGAGCAACAGCAACATACTTGAAAGTGTCATCATAGTTACTAACTTCTTCAATCCACATTTGATTCACGTTACCATCTTGCCAATCCCACCTAGAAACAGTGTAATGGAAGATTTCAGATGCAATTTGATTTTTCATACATGTATGATAGCACACTTTTCAGGATTCCGCAAGGGGTCGTGTGCCACTTTGCGGAGTGTCACATAGTATAACTGAAATGCCACACATTTGTGGTATAAGCTAGTGACAAGACTTGAACTTGCGACCTGAGCTTTACAAAAACCCTGCTCTATCCAACTGAGCTACACTAGCAAAAAAGTTAGTCCTTGAGTGTATTTAGAAGGAACCAAATACCAAGACCAATAATAGCAAATACCAGCACATACTTCCATGCAGCAATTAGAATAAATGCAGCAAGTGCAAGTAACACAAACCCACCATCAATTCCTGATGATGAACCAGAATACTCTTCTTCGTCATCATCTGTTGTAGAGTTGTCTACAGTTGCCATGATACATTTGCCACCAGTTTGTGACTCTGCAAATGCAACTGCATCACTATGCGTGTATGCTTCTACAAACATAGTTTGTAGATAATTGGAAGGCGTCTTAATTGTGCATTTCCAACGCATCATTTGTTCACATACTCCTGAATGTATTGCTTGAGAGTATCAACATAGTCAGCAGGATTCTTGACAAAAACTTGTGTCTCACCTGAATGACAAGAAATGAGAGTCACAATTTGTTCTACTTTGTGACCAGACATTTCTTCATACATCATAGCATAACCTGTTTCCTGAACAAAATAGTTTTGGATTTGACTTTCATGCTTTGGTTTAGAAGAACTCTTGAAGTCAATAATAGACAGTTTGCCATTGTATTCTGCAATACAGTCTACACGACCTGCAATGCCAAGTTGTTCAGAATACAGTGCAGATTCCTGATAGTGAATGTTATCCACATCATCAAGAAGTGGTTGAAATTGATTGAACAATTTCAGTGCAACTTCATACTTTTCAGTATCATACTCTACCTCTTGATTGTTGACATAATCTTCCACAAGTTTGTGGAACTTAGTGCCATTAGTTGAGGCAAATTGACTAATTTTATTGGCAGTTTCTTCACCTACACGTTCACGCCATTCAGCAATAGATTGCCTGTTCTGATAGGATGTAACAGTGGTCACAGAAGGCAACAGTTTGCCATTAACCACATAACGACGAGAACCATCCACAGTTTCAGTGGGGATGTCTGCAAGTGCAGGAAGATTGAGGTGATTGAACTTAGTTTTGGTTTGCATTTTTGTGTTGTTTTTAATAATCAAAGGAACTCAGCAATGTAATAGTCAACAGTAATTTCCAATTCTGCTGCTTTTGCTTCAAGTTCCATTGCATACTCTTCTGCCATTTGTGCATCTGCGTGTTGACAAAAGAGATCAAGAGTGGAATCAGTCATAAACTTATCTTTCATACATGTATGATACCATAGATTCACTAAAAAGTCAAGCATGTGTGTGCCAGTTCATCAAGTGTCACATTGTATAACTTTGTTGGACAATTTTAGGTGTATCTTGTTGCATCTGTTTATCTGCATTGTTACTCACAATAAACGCAATACACAGGCAAATGATACAGAATAGTGTTGATTTCATTTGTAAAGATAACCTCCTGCCCAATCAGCACGTTTGTACATTTGTTCACAGGACTTTTCATCCATCAGATTATACCTTACACCTTTAGCAGGTGCTTTCCATGATGCAGATTTATACACATCTCCAGTGTTAAGATCTACAAAGGCATGAGCACTACGCTGACCATGAGAAACATGAATGATCTTGGCATACTTTTTACCCTTCACATAGGTGTATTCATCAACACCTTCACCCATGCAAAGTTTATCAATTTGTTCCTTGTGATAGTCAACATTCTCACCTTTAGTAATGTATTCTCTGTGGCGATCAATACAATAAGATTGAAAGTTGGTGCGCAGAACATCACAGAACTGCTCAATCTTGTCAAGAACTTGTTCAGTGGTCAAAGTTGTATTTTTCATCATGAATGTATGATAGCATAGAATCCAGCAAAAATCAAGGGGTCTTGTGCCAGTTTGTCAACTGTCACACTAAAACCTATTTGGTATCTCACAGTATGTTATTGAATTATAGTCAGAACCATCACTAAATGATGCACTAATTCCTTGTATTTCTTTTGCCTTGTATAACAAATACTCTAAATCTTCAATCAATTCATTCAATCCATCCTCTGTTTTACCACGCAGAGCATCATCTAGTCGCTCAAATGCTGCTGCTGTTTGTAGAGAATGTTGATGAATCATTTTACTACTTTATATTTTTCTTTCAGATGTTGTAACACTTGTTTGCGTGCTTTAATACACCCCTTGGATACACCTTTGGGGTTCTTTTTCTTGCCTGAATTGTGTATCCAGTTGGGAGTCATTGTTCTCAAATAATATAAAAAAAGGGGAGAAATAACTCCCCTATTTATCATCAGAACTCAATAGATTCCAGGGTAGGTTGAGCACTCACATCTTGAGCAGGTTGAGCACTTTCATCACCAGTGATAGCATCAAGAATGGCAAGGATTTCACTGCCAGTTTGACCACGACGCAGAGCACTAATCATCAGTTCAGTAGACATAACAAAAAAAGGTAAGGTTAACAAAATGTGTGACTTTAGGGCAAACACATTCCCATAAATCAAGCAGTAAGTTCTACTTCAACCTCTACATCTTCATCAGGAAGATTGTAAATGAGTTGATAATAGTCATCATAATCAACACCCAAATAGGATGCAAAATCTTCTAAATCATCATGCAATCTACAAGTGTCAATCATGTTTCCTCAACTGTTGATGTAATCATCATAGCACATAAACTCAGGTTTTGGGACAATACTGTGCCAGTTCAACAAGTGTCACATTAGCATTGCTTTGAGTCTCTGCTTTGAGTGTAATGAATGGATCACCAACAAGTAGAATCACACAAAGAAAGATCCCTTTCCACATAGAATTAAACATCATAAATCTTGTTCATGTTGATTTGTTCCCTGTACCACACATTCTCTGCTTCAGTGTTCCAGGAAAGACTCAACAAAAAATTATAGTGATTTGCCCACAATCTACAACTAAACTCAAACCATTCTTGCATTGGTTCTCTGTTAATCTCTTGAAGTTGCATTTCAATTTTGTTCATACATGTATGATAGCACACAATCACAGGAAAATCAAGTGGTTGTGTGCCAGTTCATCAAGTGTCCTCTTCTTGTTGTTCAATGTCAAAGATTGCATTAAGAAAGTTTAGACCATACTTTCCAACAACCCAGGCATCTTTATCCTCAAAGAATCTATCTCCAACAGTTTCCATGTCATAACCTTCTGTGGTTTTATTAAAGAAAGCAACAACATAACAACTATCACCAGATTGATGAGTATACCATTTAACAAGTTCATACTTGTTATTGCATTTACTCCACCTGAACTCTATGTTTCTAAATCTCATTAGTTAACTTCAAGTTCAGCAAGTTTCTTCTTATTGCGTAGTTCTGTGATAAGGATTTGCAGTTCAATCATATCCTGCCTGCAATCTTCTAGATCCTCACACAGCATTTCATATTGATAATCTGACTTACACCTACGAATTTGCTTGGTTAGTTTATCATACTTTTTCTTGACATCTTTGAGATCCTTTTCGTACTCTTGAATAGACTTGTAGTTCATTTGATGTAAGGACTATTGAAATAACGACGAAAGACAGTGACAAGAATAATAGCAGTGCTAGCAACACCAACCAAACCAAGGAAGGTAACAGCATCACCTGTAAAATTGTAAGTATTAGGCATTTGTTTTTTGATTACCTTGTAAGGATAGCAGAATCAGAGGGAAAAGTCAAGAGGTAGTGGACAGTTTCACCACTGTCCACGCTGCACTAGAATCTTGCGAATTTCAGTGTAAGCAAACTGCTGGATTTGCTTATCAGCAGCATTATCCAGCACATAGTACATTTTCTTCAAATACTCATCTTGAGTGGTAACATTCACAACCTTTGCTTTAGTAACACCAAGACCAGAAATAGGAGAACCTGCTTTTGCTTTAGGACGACCAAAGTTACCAGTTACATTACCTTGGGTGCGCAGTTTAGGTTTAATCTTGGAAAGATTGGAAGTTGCGAAGTTCATCTGTGTTTTATTCATACAAGTATGATAGCACAAAAAAGGGCACAGTGGGGAAACACTGTGCCACTTCTCAAACTGTCCTCTCAATCTGTTCTACTGTGCTTTGTAGTTTATTATACAAACCACTCAAACTTACTTTACCACTACTCTCCATCAATTTCTGCTCTTTCTTTGACAACAACTGGAGAGCACTCTTAAGTGCATCTAACTCATCAAGATTCAATCTAACAAAATCTTCAGTCATTTTACAATTCTCCAATGTGGATCATTTACTTTCTCAACCCAGAAAAAGTATTTCTTGTTAATTGATGCAAGAAACAGTTTAGTATCAGTTTCCTGCTCTACATGACAACCATGAAGTTTATCCATCATGTTTGCAAATCTATTCTTTGCTTTACTTGAAATTGGTTCTACATTTACCATTTTTCTTTTAACTTTAGTTTGCATCATACAGCAAGTGCTCCAGAGGGGATTTCAACTTCTTTTATACCATAAAGAATGCGATGATCTTCAGTATAGCACACCCATTCTCCATTAGTGAAAAGATACCAATACTCTTCACCATCTGACAGATACTCATTCAGATCAGCATCAAGACGAGGAGGACAATCATCACCACGTTGAGAATAGTATTGTGGACCATAAACACCTTTCACTCCACTATCATCCCAACGATCATCAGTCCAGCAACAACTCATGTCACCACCATCAATCAGTTCAGAAGCAAGTGATTTGCTATTGTAGTGCGTCTTCAACATACGACCCAACCACTCAGGATATGAATCCCAATGATGATAAACAGAAAGAACAGAACCATTAGAAAGTTCCAGTCCAATGCGAGAACGTGTTGCCATGTGTTTTATTGATTACTTTGTAATCATAGCACAGATTCCTCTGTTTGTGGGGAATACTGTGCCAGTTTGTCAAGTGTCTTCAAATAATTTTTTCAATGGATAATGTTTTTCAATTCTTTGTTCTGCAACTTTACAATACTCTTGACTAATATCAATTCCAATGTACCTTCTTTCAAGTTGATGTGCTACTAATGTGGTTGTGCCAGCACCATTAAAAGGATCTAAAATTAAATCATTTTTGTATGAAAATAATTTAATACATCGTTTTGCCAATTCTTCAGGAAACATTGCAGGATGATTATACTGTTTCATCTTTGTTTCTGGTGCTATGGTCCAATGTCCATTAACATATTCAATAAATTCATCCTTAGAAATATCTATATTTTCTTTATTTCCAGTATGCTTCAAAGTATCTTTACTAAAAATTTCAATAAATTCAAAAGGATAACTTAAATAGGGGCAAGATGGAGATTTCCAACTACCCCATGCTGTAAGTTTTTTAAGATTATTTTTTAACCAAATAACCTCACCACGCCATATCAATCCTCTTTCTATCATTGCTGTAGTAATAGAATGATGAGTAGGATAATACTCTTTGTAATTAGGTTGAATATTAATAATCATTCTTCCACCAGATTTCATGGTGCGAATACATTCTTCAAAAATATTAACAAGTGTACTAAGATAATCTACATTATTAGATTTGTCATTATGTTCATCATAATCCATATCAAAATTATATGGTGGTGATGTCAGCACAAGATCAACACTTTCACTTTTAATTTGTTTAAGGGCAGTGAGAGCATCAGAGCATATAATTTTATTCATGAAATTATCAAACCTTTCTTAGTTTGTTTATAATAAACTATTCTATATGGAATTGACTCTTTTCCAGATTGAATTGTTTTTTTGTATGTATGTGGTTTAATTGATACTGGTTCTCCATCAACAAAACCATCAATACCTTTTGCTTCTTCTTCAGAATTTGCAAGACGATAATCACTATTATCAGATATCATTTCTAAAATGTCAAGTTGAAGTTGAAGTCCAGAAAATGTTTTGTCTATAATTAAATCTTTAACCCATTCCTCTACATCTTGCTTGTTTAAACTATTTAAATTTTCCTTAATACGAAGAACATATTCCCAAACTTTTTCAGATGCTTCTGTTATTTTATTTTTGCCAATTTTATCATCATAAAACTTTTCCCAACCTTTTATACTGTGGTCATAATTAGAATCACGAAAATCTTTAATTAATTCACTTAATTGTCCCACACGTTTGGGTCTTGTTGCTTGAGAAAAAGAATTGCCAAGATTGACTACAGAACCAACGTAAGGAAGTAATGTCATAATAATAATGTCAATGGAGAATACCAGAGTCGAACTGGTGACTAATGCTTGCAAAGCACTCATTTTACCACTAAACTAATTCCCCAACTGGGATAGCAAGACTCGAACTTGCAACCAGAGAGTTAACAGCTCCCTGCTCTGCCATTGAGCTATATCCCAATACTATTCTTCTTTAATAATATATTCAACTGTGTTTGCTATGTCATTCATAGCATCACGCAAATGTTGTTGACTACCTGCGTGCATTTCAAGAGATGAATTTGTTAGAGTCCACCTCCACAGTTTCATTTCTTCATTATACCAAAGATTGATTATCATTCTTGAAATACTCCAGTTCTATCCATTTAAGAAGAGTATTGTAAGCATAAATTGATGCTTCAGTGCAATTATTCTTTTTCATGTCTTGAATGTAAAATTCAAGTGCTTCAATCACCATTTGGCGATCTGTTTGTGAGATCAGTGACATAATAATTATGTAATTGATGGAGATATTTATTCTCCAATCCGAGATGCAGGATTTGAACCTGCGACCCTCTGTTCCCAAAACAGATGCGCTACCAAACTGCGCTAATCCCGGTGGTGGGAAATACTGGACTCGAACCAGTGACATACTGCGTGTAAAGCAGGCACTCTACCACTGAGTTAATCTCCCAAGAGTGTTGTTATCGGACAACACACAAACCGGTGATACAATACTGTCAGTAATTATTGACTCCCCACAGGCATCAATAACACTTTCAGTAAGGTTGGCGTCTACTTAGTTAATCGCTAAGGACTACCAAAGGAAGGTCAGGGATTCGAACCCTGGGAGGCTACTAACCTCAATAGTTTTCAAGACTATCACCATAAACCACTCGGTCAACCTTCCAATTATGATGGGGATTTCTCCCCATATTTATTACATCTGAATAGGAACCAGGACTTTATTATTCTTGAGTTGAGCAATCAGTTTGCCAACACTTTCAGCAGTGCGAATGTCATCTTCTACACCTTGAAGATTGTCACAAGCAAACACATAAGATTTTTCAGGATTGCTATGATAGGTCACACCAACTTGATTGTCATCATAATCAAAAGAAACCTCAGAGATAGCAGAGGAGTCAACATTGAGAATAACAGAAACAGACATTTGTTTTTGATTGATTACTTTGTAATAATAGCAGATTTGGAGTAAAAAGTCAAGGGGTTTGTGCCACTTAAAGAACTGTCACATCATCCCAGTTTTCTTTATAGACAACAAGCAAAGCTCTGCTGTTAAATGGATTGAATACAGCATAAGATTTATCTACAAATGTAATCTGCCCTTTCATGTTTTTGTATTCAACAAACATTTTCTCTTTAAGCATTAGATCGTTGGTCTCCTTTTCCTTCAAGTGACTGAACAAGAAATGCAGTGAATAGTTCCATTTTTTCTGGATGAACTGCTGCTGGATTGTCATTGATTGCATTTTTAAGTGCAACTAACTCATTCCATTCATCATTAGTAAGGTCTTGGTTGGTGCTTCTTGAAAGTGTCATAACTTGTTCTTGAATATGAGCGTATCCTAACATACTATGTAGGATTTGCCTGGGTTCTTAAGGTTCTCTTTGAGATTGATTTACATCCTGTAACATGTTATCTAAAGCATCAAGATCATCTTGCAATTCTTTTTCTCTTCTCCCATCATGATAGTATGACCACAGTGCATTGTGCACATCCATTAGATTATCAATCCAGAAACCTGCTGGATAGATTCCAAGTGCGTCCATTACACCTCTATGACTGGTTCTTTCTTGTTCTGCTTTGCACATAATGTAGCAGATTGCTTGAACCATATCGAGTTTATCTTCTTCAGAAAGCATAAAATACTTTCCTACTGCTTGTTCTACACTTTCTTTATGTGCTTTTTGTAGATTTTTACAAGCATCAGAATCCCACCATTCTTGCCAAGAGTTTTTCTTTTCAGTCATCTTTATTAAAGAATGTTCCAAAGAAACCAGAATCACCTGATTTACGATTGTCCAGTTTGTCTAACAAATTATCTGTGCTAATCACAGTATCAATTCTATTGATTAAATCTGCAATTACAGATGTTACCATAGGGCGTTCAGTTCTTGCAGCATAAGCAAGAGCATTTCGCAGATTAGATTCTGCTTCTCTCAAACTTTCTTCAACTTGTTGTCCCAATGCCATCATCATCCTCCATGAGCATACAATCAATACACGACTTTAATTCTAACATATCTTCTTCTGATAGTCCATCCAATGTAACAACATGATTATCATTAAATGCTATGTTGAGTGTGTAAAACTCCTCATCATATGTTCCTGATGTTTGTATTTGTTTTTTCATACTTTCTTCAATGAGAAAGAACCATCATAATTATCAATCCACTCTACCTCATCACCTTCTTTCAGATTTGCTGCATCAAGCAAATCATCAGGGAATGACACAAAGTATCCAATTTCATCAGTATCTGCATCCTTACATTCTTCAACAGGAAGAACCCATTTTTTAACCCTATCTTTCTTTTGATTGGCAATCTGATACTCTAAATCACTGTGTCCCCATGGACGCATACCATCATCCTTTATGTCACCTTCACGTAAATCACCTACAGTTGCTGCCCATGCTTTTTTAAACTTATCATCAAACTCTTTAAGATAATATTGGAGATATTCATCAACAGCATACAGAAGATGTTCTACCTTCTCATACTTCTGTTCTTGATGTGCATCAATAGCACAATCAAGAATTTCACGAGCAGAGCAAATCTTTGATGTTACAGATTCAACCTCATTCATTGTTTCCCAAACTTTCTGATAACTAACAGGCATCACCTAATTCCTCAATGAGTTTCTTGATTGATTTCTCTATCATAGCAGACATTTGCTCCTGTGTCAGGTCATTCCAGACACTATAACGACTGTCACAAGGGTCCCATTCTATAGTAAATGTACCATCTTCATTCTCTGTAACTTTCAGAGAATCTTCAATCTCTTGGTTTTGGTTTGTTGCAGTCATTACAATAATAAGATAATTTTGTTTTGAATGATTTTACCACCTGATAGTGTTGTGAATCAAGTGGTTTGATTTCCCCACATTTACTACACTTCCTTTTTGTATTGCTTTCTAACTCGCTTGAGTTCTTTGAGTTCAAGTTTGATGTTTTTATAGGCAGTTTCTGCATCAAGTTTTCCACCCATTTCAAGTGCGCAAATGACATCTACTCTTGTCCCAAAATGTGAAAGTGCTTTTTCAAAAGTGTCCAGGTCTTCATACATTATTTTTACTAAAATTATTGGCAACAATATCTATACGATCATCTACTGCTTCAATGGAATTCATCAATTCATACAATGTATTGGATGTTTCTACATTTTCTTCTTCCAGTTTCTTGACACGTTCTTCCAACAACAATACTTTATTCAATAAAGTATCAATTGGAATATTATTCATTTCCCACTTTTTCATAATACTCCAACCTCTTTAAGATAATTTCTATAACGCATGTATCTATTCCAATTTGGTTGTCCTTGAACATTTAATTGATGGCAGATTTCACAATAACACAACCACTCATGCCATGGTGTTGTAGGATCTAATACATGATAGTTCATTCAAATTGACCTGTACGATTGAGTGTTGTTTGAAGTAATGGTAATGTTGGAGTTTGTTGATGAATCTCTACATAAACATGTGTTTCATCATTCCAGTGTCTTATGACCCCTGCAACAATAAAACAATTAGTAAGAAGATAAGTAGTGAATAGAAAGGTACGTATGCCAGCCACATAATCTGCTTCCTTATCGTTTTTTGTTGCTTTTTCTCCTAGTGCCTTTGCCCACAATCTCCACATTGTTAGTAATTACCTCAAAATCATTTGGTTTAAGTTTGTGTCTGTCTATGTATTTCTGGTAATGTGATTCACATTGAAACCAGCAAGTTTTTTTATCTTTTCCATCCTTATGGATTAGTTTAATTGGAAAGTTCTCATAAGGAAAGTCAGTCATTTGGGACAATACAAAACATATTTGTATTCAGCAAGTTGTGAAGAAGACCATTGAAGTAAATCACATCCTTTGTATTCATCAACCACCTCAAAATTGCTTTTGGGTGTAATTGGTTGTTGATTTGGTTCTGGACGAAATGTGTCAATAATTGCTGGAAACATAAAATACAGGCATCCAAGACAGAACCCCGTAAGAACTCCTATCGCATAATTACTTCTCATAGTCATCATCCCAAGGTGCTTTACGATTCATAAGTTCTTTAATTCTTTCCACCACAGCAGGATCTGGTGGTTCATTGATCATTCTCACAAGTTCATCATAATCTTCTGCGGATACAATAATCCTTTCTGGTTCTTGTCCTAATCTCAACCTACGTTCTGGACTGATGGTTAGATTGTATGGGTCATCATAAGGATAGATGTATTCCTCAAACCATCCAATACTCAAACTCTCCCAGAACTCACCATAACCCCATTCATCACCGTCATCATAACAGTCAAGAATATACAGGACATTACGAAATCCATCAAGGAAAAGTTCCCATTTTGTTGGGTTTTCAAATCTCACGGCGTTTCATCACTCCACCAATAAGATAGTTTATCACCATCTGCGTGAATATTCAAGTGGTAAATCTTTTTGTCTTGTGTATAAATGCCCACCCACAGGCTGCGTTCGTTCATACTTTCCAGGTGAAACATTTCCACCCCTTCCAGTACAATTTCGTCTGGGTTTTCTTCCCACCTTACTAGTTTAGTCATAAGTCTCTAATGTATCCATAGTTCAGATAGTCCCAAAACATATTGTGATAATCTTCAAAGTCCCATTCAAGGTCAGTTCCATCATAACTCATAAGGTCCGTCCAAGTTTGATATGCCCATCTCCACATCAATCTTCTCAACCAGAATTGTTTGATATTGTATGTAAGGTTCATTCTCTCAAACTATCCAACACTTGAAGAATAAAAGCAATAGAGTTAGCATATTCTCGTCCATCTTGCCCACCCATCACAATGTAAGCAATCTCCTTTTCAGCAAGTTCAATACGCTCATTTCTGGTGAGTTCTTTGAGTTCGGGACGATACCAATTACCATCAGCATCTTGTTTGAAACCAGCATTCAGTTTCTCACGACGCTCAGCTTCCTCAA